AGCTTTAGAGAAGATGGATATGCCATACTCTATCGTGGTCGAAGAACAAGAGTATGATCAATACGCAAGTGTCATTGATAAAGATAAGATACTAATACTACCTAAACAATACATCGAGGACTACGACTCATGCACCACGGACCATGGAACTGGCTCTGGTCCTGCAAGAAATTTCTGTTGGGAACATGCACTAGAGAACGGTGCTACAAGTCACTGGTTGTTAGATGACAACATCAAAGCATTTGGTAGAATCAATAGGAATCTATATATACATGTGACCTCTGGGACCATATTTAAAGCTGCAGAAGATTTTATAGAAAGATATGAAAACGTTGCACTAGCTGGATTTAACTATGATTTATTCATGTCTATTAATTAGAAATGACATACCCTATCGTTGGCGTGCTAAGTATAATGAAGACACAGATCTATCTATTAGAGTTTTAAAAGATGGTTGGTGCACTATACAATTTAATGCGTTTATACAAGAGAAAGCAACTACACAGACTATGAAGGGTGGCAATGAAGAGATTTATAAAAATGGTACGTTGGATAAATCTAAAATGTTAGCTAAACTACATCCAGATGTAGCTGAAGTTGTATGGAAATTTAATCGTTGGCACCACCATGTTGACTATAGACCTTTTAAGAAAAATGAATTAAAAAAGAAAAAAGGATTTAAAGTAAAAAAAGGAATTAATAACTACGGAATGAAAGTTGAAAAAATCAAGTAAATACAATTATTTAGACGGAAAACAAATTACGGATGAAGAATCTGGAAGTAGAATTTATGACTTCAATGGGTCTAGACTTCCAAGCGTAACTACTATATTAGGCAAAACAAAAAACCAACAATTTTTAAAAGATTGGAAGGCAAAAGTTGGAGAAACAGAAGCAGAGCGAATCAAAAATTTATCTAGTAAGCGAGGGACTGCCATGCACAAATTCCTTGAGTCTCATATACAAGGAATTGGGTATGATGATCTTACAGGGATCGGACAAGCGGCGAAGCCCATGGCCCAAAAAATTATTGAAGTGGGTCTTACACCTGTTTCGGAATACTATGGTTCAGAAGTTATGTTACATTATCCTGGGCTATATGCTGGGTCTACTGACCTGGTTTGTCTGCACAATGATATGGAGTCTATCATAGACTTTAAACAATCTAATAGACCTAAGAGAGAGGAATGGATAGAAGACTACTTCCTGCAAATTGCTGCATATGCCATGGCTCATGACTATGTATATAAATCAAATATTAAGCAAGGGGTAATTATGATCTGTACACCAGATTTATACTATCAAGAGTTCAAGATTCAGGATGCGGACCTGAAGGAGTATAAGCACAAGTTTCTAAAAAGACTAGACATGTACCATGAGTTACAATTTGATGAGAAAGAAAGAGTAGATTTTGACGTCCAAACCTTTAAAGAACAGTTTGAAAAGAGGCTGAAATAAGTCTAAAATGTGGCAAAATAGTGGCAAAAGGGTCTAAGTGACAGATTCTGTATATGCAGCTAAAAAAAAATAAAAAAAAAAAATAAAATCATCGAAAAAAAAGTGTCTTTTTGTACATTTGACCTAGAAGTGTTGGTATACAACAATAATGATTGCCATTTCATCGAAAAAAAAAGTGTCAAGTGACAAAAAATAATGTCACATTTAGTCTACCTGCGACATAAGTATACAGGAGTCCTATCTAGCCCGTCTTCAAATCAATTTACTGGAAAAATTGATTTTTTTTACATACATATACAAAAATGATTTGGGATCTTGCAATTACTATGATGACAGAAAAAGCTTTTTGGGATACATTCCAGAAAAAACATAATTCGAAATATTTTAATGCTAAAAAGAAAACCAAAGAAAAGAAAACCAAGAGTAAAAAGAAAAGCGGTAAGCGTCGAGCAGCCGAATGATATTCCTTATGTAAAAGTAAGAGTTGAATGGGTTGATATTTTGAGTGACTCGGGTTGGGCCGATGAAAAGAATTTTGATAAGATGAAATTAGCTTACCCTGTTAATGAAGGTTGGTTATATAAGAAAGATGGTGACGCTGTTAAGTTGTTTGCTTCTTATGATCGGGATGATGATGGCTCTCTGACTTTTGGGGATCGAACGATGATTCCTCTTGCTTGTGTAAAGAAGATGGTGAAGATTCAGTAACCTCTAATGCCTCACCCTCAATCTGTTTTGCATTTAAAATCGGTGCGTAATCTTCTAGTATTTTTTTCATTTTTGCTTCTAGTTGTTCCTCTGACATTTCCTCTAGTTTACCTGTTTTTATTATTTTGCGGTCTATGTATAATCCTGCAGCCATGCCACGGTTTTTTTCAGCGTTTGTTGCAGCGGAAAAAGCACCTTTATTTAAAGCTGCCTCTCTAATTTTACCAAGTTCTGCTACATGTTTGTCATAAGTGACTTCATACTTTTTTAATTTTTCTTCTCGTAAAGTTCCAATGTATTGTACTACTAATGGAGACAACCTGGGGTTTTGTAATTCTGATGCTTCTACTCTAGCTCTCTTCTCACTGTATCCAGCAGCTATTGCTGCATCAGCACCTGTAGTTCTGCCTTCGTTATAGACCAGATATTCAGCAAATCTTTTTTGCATTTCTGTTAATCTTTTTGGTAATCCCATATTGACAATTTAAGGTAACATGGCTATATTGTCAAGATATGAAAGATGATCGAGGAGAATTAGATTTAGATAAAAAGGTAGAAGATCAGAGTGAGTTGATAAAACAACTTAGACAACGCATTACTGAGTTACTTGCTATTAGTAAATCACATCAACAGTTGATGGCTAGACAGATTCAAGAAAATGAAGAATTAAAAAAAGATAACAAAGCTTTGGCTAAACAAATAGATGATTATTTTAGTATGAGAGGTAAAGGACTGTAATGCTTGTTAAGGATATGCAACAGTTTTTAAGTAGTTTTACTGACAAGCTTAAAGGTAATGCTATTAGTCATGCTAAAATATATATTGAGAAGGATGGTTATCTTGAAGAGATTAGAAGGATGGAAGTGCAGGAGCATACTCTCATAGGGCAGCCTGGAATGAGGTTAGTTCTTAAAACACATAGTGATAAGAAATTAGTATTAAATGATAAACTCATGAAAAATTATTAGGAAGGAGTAAAATGGAAATAACAGTTGAACAAAGAAAAATGCTTTTGGCTTATTTACAGAACAGGCCATTCAATGAAGTCTTTCAATTAGTTGCTATGTTAATGTCTTTGAAGCCTAAAACTAATGGCAAAAAGAATGACGATGTTACCTCTAAAAATTAGTGGGTAGTGAGCAGAAATTATATCAAAAACTTAAGAAAGCTACACCTAAAATTATCTGGAATAGGGTTGAAAACATTAGCGTTGTTGGTATGCCTGATCTATTGGGTTATAATACTAATGGCCACTTTTTTACAGTAGAGCTGAAAGTAACCAAGGGTAAAAAAGTTAAATTTTCACCACACCAAATTTCGTTCCACGTGACACATCCTAAGAATAGTTTTATCTTGGTCCAGACCCTCGGTCCAAGAGCCTCGAATCGTTTTCAATTGTACCCAGGCTCAGGGGTCTTGGCGCTTGAAGCAACCGGCCGGGATCTTGAACCGTTCTGCTTGGGGCTTGATGCTATTCGTGATTTTTTATATCAGCTTGGTGCTTGACGCTTGGAGCTTGGCGCTTGCTGCTTGCAGCTTGACGCTCGGGGCCGGGGCCCTTGTTGCTTGAAGCTTGGAGCTTGGCGCTTGCAGCTTGAAGCTTCTTCCTTTCCGCGCGAAGCGCGGCATAATATTTCGGGTGGTAAAAGGTCATTAGCAATTATACATTTCTTCGTTGTAATCGTCGAGGCCAATGTTGTCGACGAAGGCCCATGTTACACGATCCCCGCCCCAGTATCCTTCTACTTCGTTCGTGTGTGTGTTGACCCAGATCGTCGGGCCGCCTCCTGCTACCATCAGCTCGCAGCCCAGGTAACGCTTCTCACGGTCCACTAAGTAACGAATGTCGTAGACGTCTTCCATCCAATCGTGAGCTGTTTGATCATGATCAGGGTTAGTGATATCCATCGCAATGGATCTGCACATCCTGCGAAGCTGTTCTTCGCATGTCTCTTCTTTTCTTTTAGCTGTCATACTCCTCCGTTATTTTGGTTTGATCCATGAGCTTTGCATCATAGTCTTTGAGCATTGCCCATATTTCTTCTATTTGTTCGTCGCTGTACCACAGTCGAAGGACTGAAGCCAGTTGATCATAATTTGATTTCATTTTTTATTCTCCTTTATAATCCTATTATCATTTAATTGTGGCATCATTAAGGCCGGCCGGGAAGCTTGTTGCTTGGCGCTTGTTGCTTTTTTTTTGTTAATTAGAATCATTCTAATCTGTTGCTTGGCGCTTGCAGCTTGTTGCTTGTAGCTTGGGCCTTGATCCTGCAGCCACTTTACGTGCAGCTGCAGGATATTAATTCCGTACTGTTCTAATTGCCGGCTCATGCTAAATGGACATCCAACCCTTCGTAATATCCATTCTTCACTAAATACTCATAAAGTTTTTTACAAGTCTTTGGTGCCTTAGGATCATTGATAAAGGCCAGCACAGCTTTGGCAAATGATGTGTAACCTGTAACTCGTGGGTTGGTCATTAACATTCCAGAGACTGCTTGTCTTCGTAAAGCGTTCAACAGCATTACCTGCTGGAACGTGTAGCCACTTGGCATAATTGTGTTTGCTATTTTTGTCATGTGTATTTCTCCTTTTTAATCTATCCTACAGCATCCTATATATACAGTCAAGAAATAATTTTATTTTCTTTTTAAAATTTCCGGATCCCTTCGGGATCCGGAGCTTGCTGCTTGCTGCTTGCTGCTTGAAGCTTGCTACAACTATAGGTTGAATTTTTCAACCACAGGTTGAATTTTTTTAAAGCCTAAGCTTAGTAAAATACCTGTATTTTACTAAGCTACACTGATCCCTGAACCAACTCTGGCGTTCTCCCCCAGGTTCCTTGCAGTTAGTTCAGGGATCAGGCGACTTGCGTCGCCTAAAACCGTATTAGGCATTTCTATGTTGAGAGATAAATTTTTTATTATCATCCCAAAATGTATCAAGGCCTAATTTTTTTAAAGCTCTGGAATAAGCGATACCTAAAGCAAGAGCGTGAGATTGATCATATTCTTTTATAAATATGTCTCGCACATCATCATCGCTATCTTTACCAGAAGCGTAGCCGGCTGAAAGAACTATCACTAGAGCTTTCATTTCGGCTTTAGTTAGTTTAGTATTTATATTCATAATAACACTATATAGGATAATCCCACAATAGTCAAGTGCCAAATTGTCGCACCCTAAATACAACCACAGGTTGTGCCGGCCGGTTGTTAATTAGAATCATTCTAAAGTGACCAGTGACGATTTACGATACACGAAGCCGCGCGCATATGCTGCTGGTGTAACCACGCTCACTGATCCCAGGACACTCAAGCAATATTTGGTTTAATGCCTGCAGGGCTCCCAGAGTGTCCAGGGATCAGTTCTGGTTGTTGGTAACTTGAAGCATTGCTTAATTGTACTTCACAACCAGAAGTTGTCCCATGTTCAGATGATGATGTATAGACCATACCTACACATTTAAA